AAGCTTAGTAGTCGTTGAATAGGTGATTTTCATAAAAATAGCCTCAAAAGTCATCACTTTTTATTTCTTAAAGTGACAACTTTTAAGGCTATTGTACGGACTTCATATTTTCTTCACCTATCCCAAAGAATTGAAGCTAACTAGTCGATCGGATTTGTTCTCTAAGAATAGCGAGAAAACCGGCCTTGACGATATTGCGACTGGTGTGCCGGTTTTTCCTAGCATTCGCGAGAACGGCATGTATCAACCACTTAAAGGGCACAAGATTACCAAATTAGCCCCAGTGCCTCAGTGGTTACTAGATGAAATCCAACGTCAGCTCCACCCTAACATGAGTAATTACCACAACAACACAGATTCATGGTTTGGACATTTCATTAATCGTCTGGTAGATGGTACAGATGAAGGCAACCGTAATCAGTGGTTAGCAAGTATTGCTGGTTCGGTCTTTCGTTCCGGAGCTGATCCAGATAACTGTGCCGATCTCATTCAAACTGTCAATCAGCGCTATGTGCGTCCCCCCTTGCCTAATGGCGAGCTAGTCAAAATCATCAATTCAATCAGCAAGCGCGAAATCGCGCGTCGAAGTTAGGGGGTGAAGCATACGGACAGCTTAAAGGAAGAACTAAACAAGTCGCCAGAGTTTACTCAGCTTAAAGTCATTGCTAAAAGCACATTGGAACCATTTGACGTGAACAAGTATCCAGATCCGCCAGATAGGACTGAAAAAGGAATTCGAGCGTACAACAAGGAACTGGCGAAAAAGCTGCCAAGTTGGCTAAAAGTGTGGTTTCAGTCAGAACAGAAAGACGAAAACGATCCTAAAAGTGTGATCATTTATCGGCACATCAAGGTGGACTTCTTAGCCTATGGATATCACTTCATGAATAAAACACGAGTAGAAAGTTTCCCTGGGTTGAGTGAAGGTGCCATATATGAGCCTAGCAAAGGAACATGGCGCACATTTGGCAAGGGTGAGTTCACTAAGACCACCGAGAGCCGAACCACCAAAGAGATGCTCAAATGGGGGCTGTATCGTGAAAGTGATATTACAGGCGCCAGACGATTCTTGCAACGTATCAGCTATAACGAGGAATACGGCAAGCGATCACCATTTGATGAGAACCCACATCCAGAACTAGTTGCATTCGCTAACGGCACATACAGCATACTGACCAACAAGATGCAGGAAAGTAGCGCTGACAATTACATGCTGAACGCTCATGAGTACGCGGTCGATCCAGATAGGGACGATTGCCCAGAGACTGAACGACTGCTTGCAGCTATGATGGGCGATGCCGCGATCACATTTGAGGAATTCATTGGTTATATGTTCTATCGGTCTTACCGTCCATTCCAAGCGTTTCTGTGGTTGTATGGTACCGGTGGTGAAGGCAAAAGCACACTTATTCGCAGAATTACTAACCTCATCGGGCGTGACAATGTGTCAGCATCAAAACCAGCAGACCTTGCCAATGGTGACCGTCGTTTTGAAACAGCCAACCTATACGGCAAGGAAGCAAATATCGTGGCAGACGTTGGGGCAGATTACCTCAAGAGTACAGCCGTGATTAAGTCGCTAACTGGTGGTGATTATATAGCAGCAGAGTTTAAAGGCATTCAGAACTTTAAGTTTATGAATTATGCTAAGTTGTTGTTCAGCGCAAACGAGATGCCCGCATTCAGTGATCATAGCAGTGGCTTTGCTGATCGGGTGACCGTGATCAAGATGATTAACGGTGACACCCGACATACACACTGGTGGGATCAGTTTGACGATGCCAAGATGGACGAAGAAACTCCACGCTTCGCTATGAAATGCATGCATATGTTTGCCAAGGCGCTTAAAAGCGGTGGCCTAACAAAACCTGATTCGGTAGTAAACGCAAGCCAAGAGTGGCTGGATGCAAACGACCACTTCAAAGAGTTCCTAGACCAGTATGCCGAGATCAACCTAGAAGATGATCGTGGCGAGGCCTCTACAGTGGTTACTGCCGAATACAAGCGCTTTTGCCAAGACAACAACTATATGGACAGAACGACGACACAAGCCATAACCAAGAAGCTCGATGCCTACGGAGTGAAAAAGGTAAGCAGCCGCAGAGGGTTTGACAATGACACCGGTAGTACACGGCGATACATCGGTTTGCGTCTAACGGGATCACTGCTAAATCCAAGATTCAACTGAAAACAAAATGAATGCCGATATTTTCTGCACTTTGGTGACAACCTTACTCGCTCAAGGGATTAGCGCGAATATTTTTGGTGACGGGCGTCACCGAACTTCGGTGACAATCGTTCAATCCTTACGCGCTCAACGAATACAGAAAAAACAAGTTCGGTGACAGTTACTATCAATCCTGTGTCACCAAAACTTCGGTGACACGTCACCGAAAATATTTGAAGTTCGGTGACAGTAGAGCGTTGATATATAGGCGTTTATAAGTGCTTATCACCGAAGTACCGAAAATTTTGCGATTTTACCAAATATTTTTACAGGAGGAATAGCATGAAGAACTATTCAATTGCCCGTCTGAACAAGGTGGCTGAAATCGGTAAGACAGTTAGCCATAAGACTGGCGCAGGTATTAACATCTCTACATTTGAGCCGACTGGCACCCTGTTCTATGGATCATATAACCGCACTGTTACACAGACCTACCAGATCACAGGCACAGACCTAGCGGACACTATAGCGATCGTAGTACGCCACACTGACGCGATAGATGACAGCACACAGGTAAAACTTAATGGCACGCTGTACGCGATTCAGTCCATTGCCTACGATGATGATCCCAATGCATTCGATGTTGTGACACTCAAGAAGACAACCAAAGGAGCTTAGAACTATGAAACTATTTGAATATACTGCGTATCAAGGAGAACTAAACGGTATCATCGACAAGTTCATGATGTTACACAGGTGGCAAGTCGGATTCATTCGGGTATTCTCTGCACCAGATAATATGATAACCGTTCAGCTTTACTATCGCGACGATAAGCCTGAACCTGAAATGGCAGGCGTATTGGCATGATCATGAAGCTGTGTAACCATGCTGGGTGCAATACCATGGTGCCGTTCAATCAACGGTACTGTGATAAGCACAAGCCAGAACCACGAGCGTCCGACAACGAACGCTATGCATATCGCAAAGCAATTGGTGGTCGTTACTTTAAGTTCTACAAGTCCAAAGCGTGGCGCAAGCTGTCTTACTCGTATCGTCTGGCACATCCACTGTGTGAACGATGCCAAGCAAAGGGGTTATACGTACAAGCTGAAGTGGTAGATCATCGAGTGCCGATACGTGTGGACTGGAACCGCAGACTGGACGAGAGCAACTTACAAAGTCTGTGTAATGCTTGCCACGGAACCAAAACGAAAGTAGAAGACGCGGCACGCTACCCCCACATAAATACGGGGGCTATGTCATCTAGTCTCGGGAACCAAGCATAGGAGTTTCGTTGTTGAAAATCCGTGATAACCGTAATATATCATGGGTATTTGGTACTATGTGTTATAATTAAGTTAGATAAGTCTAATTGTAATTATAAAGAAAGGACGTGATCGAGATGGGAGCACCACTGAAATCTATTACGCAAATGCGCGGTGCAATGAGTAAAAAGAAGCTGGCAGACCGGCGTGACATGGAAGAATCACTATTCACCTATCAAGAATTAGTTGATCAGCCCCCTACATGGCTTGATGAATATGCAGTGACTGAATGGCAGCGTATTGTACCATTGCTCAAAAAAGACATTCCAGTGAGTGAACTGGATGCTGCCCTGATTGCCAGTCATTGCCAAGCCTATTCTGACATTCAGAAAGCTGCCGAGCTGGTTAAAGAACAAGGCATGATGGTTGAAACCACCGATAGTGTGAAAGCTAACCCAGCAGTCAAAATGAAACTTGATGCCACTAATCAGATGATCCGTATTGATGACTTGCTTGGCTTGTCAGTCTACAGCCGGGCAAAGTTGGCAGTGAAGAATGAGACTAAGAAGAAGCCTGACGATCCGTTCGCGGAGCTGATGTCATCGTGAACTATGCGACTGAATACACTGACAAGGTGCTAAGCGGTGAGATTGTTGCTTGTAAAAAGATCAAGCAAGCAGCGAGACGTTATCGCAGAGATTTGAAAGCCAGCAAGCGCAAGAAGAATCCATGGCCGTATTACTTTGATGAGGACTTTGCCAACAAAGCCATTGAGTTTATCGAACTGATGCCGGCACGTGATGGGTCACCACTCAAACTAGAACTTTTCCAAAAATACTTGGTATCAGAGCTGTTCGGGTGGAGAGACAAGGCAACCGGCAATCGTCGTTATGATCGAGCCTATATATCGATGGCTAGAAAGAACGGAAAATCGTACCTAATGGCCTGCCTCGGCGCGCTGTATCTCCTCATGGAAAACAAGCCAGCCATGAACCGAGAGATTGTCTACACAGCCAACAGCAACGCCCAAGCCCACTTAGCCTTTGATATGCTGTCTAGTGGTTTGCGTCAGGTATGCAAGGTGTCTAAATCGGTGCGTGATCGTTTGAAGATCAACCGTAACGAAATCATTGACTTGCCGAGCAACAGCCGCGCTGTTCCGCTTGCGTCTGATCTGCACAGCCTAGATGGTTGGGCGGGAGATATGGCCGTCGTCGATGAGTTTGCCCTGGCGCGCACTGATGAGATTTTACGGACACTGAAGTCAGGACAGATCAATTCGGACAATAGCCTACTAGCCCTAATCTCAACTACGGGGCCAGACCTGAATGGCCCTATGTATAAAGAATATAAATTTGTCTCCAAAATCTTAACCGGTCGCGAATGGATTGAAGTCAATATTTGAGACAGATTTTAAGAGACATTCAGAACCGCGTTTACCTTCCACAGCTCAAATAAATCATTAATTGCGATTAATAACTTATTTGAACCCTGGAAAGCATTAAGTCAGGCGGCCATTTGGCTCGTAAGTGTTGCAATTTCAACTTGTAAGGGGGTCTGGTAGCCC